ATGCACTGCCTAAGCAGTGATCTCCCGTAACACGTCGCCGTGTTACAAAAGTCCAACGGCTTGGGTCCCCTAACAGAGGTACCCGTGCCGCCAGAACTAACCGACCGGGTATTAACCGGCTGGGTTAGAGCTCAGGACTCTCCCTCAGGTCAGATAACTGGCCCGACCATCCCCTAAAGGGGTGATCTCCACCCAAGTTTCATGCGTGACGACTTGGGACGTCCAGAACGTTCCAGGTGATCGCTTGAGACCTCCGGTTGGAGGGTGCTAGACCGATTCTCCACAGAGTGGACATCGAAATCTAGCGTGTCGGTCTGGAGCCAGGGCTTATTAGCCCTTGTATAAGCTCCAGTGTCCAACTTAAGCAAACACTTGAGTAGGGCACCAGGTCCGTCAAGAGGATCTCTTGGCGGTTTGGCCTCCACAACATAGCCCTTGACTAGGGGGCTATGGAGGCTTAGGTGGGTCCTCTGGGTTTCGAAGCCCAAAAAACTCACCCTGCCCAATACTGGGGAGGTAGGAAGAACGACGGGGAAGTGATTAATCAGCTTCCGGATTCCGTCGTCCAACCAACCACACGTTTTCCAGTAACCACTCATATAGAGTTGATTACGAAGAGAAACGAGTGATTCCACCTCAGCAACGTCCTGCCGTTGTGTAGGGAACGCTTGCCGGACACGAGTCAATGAGACATCGTGCCCATTAAAGTACTCCTTACCACAAGACTCTCTGAACTTTCCAGTCCAGAAAGACTTGCTCGCCCCTACTTGAGCACCGAAATGTTCAAGCATGCGAACAACGGAGGGCACATGGTCTACAGGGACAATTAGATCATCCCCATAGACACGCACCGAGCCGACGTAATCGAAAAGATCACGACGGGAAAGTGACGTGTTGAGCGATCTCTGAATCCCCATGAAGATCAATGTTGTGAAAACCATCGCTTCAAATGGGAAGCAAAGTGCTGAACCCATAGACGCAAACTTCGACAAACGGATAACATCACCGTTTGGAAGAGTAGCCCGGCGAGAACGTGCTGCATCAACAGCCGCACTAAGGTGCGGATGCTGACTAAGCATGGCTCGAACGAGCTGATTGGAAACACGATCGGAAGCATCACTCAGGTCGAGTGTTGCGGTTTGCTGATCAAGCGAACCTAAACGAGCAAGCTCCTGGTTAGGAGACTGATCGTCAAATCCGATCACCTTCGGAAGGAAGTCATCCTTGTAGAAGGCATCGAGGAAACTGCGAAGGACGGCCTGCTGCATATACTGCATGCAGGTCGGCTCCATCGCAATAACCCGAGGTGTTTTCAACGTCTTAGGAACAAGAGTAACCTTAACAGGCAACTCTTGACCGGGTTCGAGGAAGTCAATCTCCTCAAGCTGAAGGTTATACCTCCAGTTTGGAAGAAGATGCTCACCTGCGGCGAAAACCGCTTCGAGCCGTGAGGTCCAGACAGATTGACGGAATTTACCGTTTCCGGAAATCCCGTCGGCTGTTGATCCTGGACCATGCCTCGGAACGAGACGATCATAATAGACATCTCTGTCGACATGATCGAAAACTCGACCAAAAAGCATACTTGAGACAGCGGTAAATTCTGTGATATCGCTACCACAGAGCCCGCTATCAAGTTCGCGGACTTCCTGCTCACACTTGAGGAAATTGCTAACCGCCTTTCGTTGACGTGCTGGGGAGCACGGCAACTCCATCTTGCTAAACATCAACGTAAGTTGACGTAGAGCTCGAATTGAGGCGATGCAGGGATCCTCAAGCAACAAGCCACTACACCTGTCAAACACACGGGAGAAGAAACCTCCGAGAAATCGGGGGAGACTTCCTCCTCTTTCCGTCAGGAAAGAGGGGTGGATTCCCACCTTACCTTGGTCAAGCCATTTTTGGATGGCCTTCCCAAAGTCAGGTAGAGTTATCGTCAAAAACGATAACCCCTCATGTTTGACACGAACTGCGACGGTATTAATGTCGCGGTTGGCGCATGTGCAGCATTGAACCGCTGATTCCTCAGCGATTCGGGACCAGAGTGACATCAGCCTTTTCATCGACCCCCTTTCTGTGAAAGAGGTAACCGAATGCCTAGCCTGATGTCATTGCATACTAGTTGTGGCAGAATATATATTCTACCAGATGCTGTTCGTTATGTATGACTCCCTTACCGGGATCTATCACACATAAGATCAAGCACCAATAACTAGTAACCACGGAGTGAATCTCCTTTCAGAGATCAGCCACCGGATAATTCATGTCAAGACATTAATTATCCAGTCAACCATTCGAGAGGCAACACCAAAGAAGGCAAAAGCACCCGCTAGCGTTTTATAGCTAATGGAAATGTTAATGTCTATCCCGGTGTCGTTCTCAGAACGATCGCGGCCAGTGAGGTGGTCTACCTCTCTGCTCGCTACGACTCACCTCCAAGAAGTTTGGAGATGATCGCATCGGATCCCGTAGTGTACAGGGCCTTGAAGCCCTGATACACCGCGAGGGCCTCTGCGTTCGTATAGCCCGCGGGCGGAAGATCGAAGACGATGTAATTCGCCATCGACACCTTCACGTTTTCCGAAGGCTTGAACGGATCAGAGGTCAATTTCGAATGGTCGATCCGCAAGAGTCGCCTCGCCCTCCCCTGTTTGACAAGGGAGTGGCTAATCGACATCTTGATCAACCCATCGGCCGAAGTGTACGCCGACTCGTCCCCCGACGAGAAAGTTCTCGGGAGGGGAGTCGTCGCCGCACTAATGGTGATGGATTGGGGATCGGACAATGACATAGGCATCACTCCTAGGGCCTTGGTAGGCCCCATTGGCGTTTGGTACAGACAGTACCTACTTACCGCAATCGGGAAAGACCCAACGCGGCAAGGATGGACTTCTGAGTGAAGGACAAACCACTCATGGTAAGTCCAAACCCAAAGGGGTTAGCCCTCCTCCTCATCTTGGTCTCAGTGACCGTAATGAGCTGAGAGGGACGACCGGTGTACGAACCACGAAGGTTCGTAGGACCGATGTGAGTATAGGTATCACGAACACTTGAGTGTTCCATGATATACCCATACTTCATAACCAGGCCCTGATTGGCCCAAGCATCGGCGTTGCTTAATACAGCGCCAACATTGGAAAACCAATCGACAGCCCAGCTCCACGGAGCCAGTTCCCAGAGTGTTTCGATGGTAAGGTCTGCGGAAAGCAGACGCCTGGCGACTTGCCAGTTGGCTGCGAATGGAGTATACACTTGCGCGAAAAAAGTACTCGGCAAGTGATACACAAACGCACCCACGAACCAACGATTCACACGCGTCTCACGACGCCTGGAAATTGACCCAGTGACGGGCAGCGAAAAGTCATAAACATCACCACGGACATTGGGTCCCATAGGAAGGACCTTATCCTTGATGATAATAGACTGATCGCTAACCTCTGGTTGAAAGGACCATTTACGACGAACAACGTTCCCATTGTCGCGGATATACTGATGAATCAGCTTATCCAAATGCACGACGGTCTTAACAAAGTCCGCAATGTCATTGACAAGAGGATTGATACCAAACTGGATGTTTAGATGTTCGTGACCCAGCGCCTTGGGAAGGTGCCGGATACCGTCCAACGTAGACATCCATAGGTCTTTCCCAATCAACTTGGGTAGACCATCATGGTAAAGCTCTAGCAACGCAGTTGCTAGGTTCGCCGTAGGCTTGGTAGGAGCACACTCGGTGATAGCCTTAGTACCCCAGGCTTCAAGTACAGAAGTACTTGAGTTAATAGCCGGGGGGAAAGGAAGACCACCGACGACGGCATCCAGCGCCGGATACAGAGGACCACGCCAAGTGGTCTTGTAAACGGTACCAGGTGTCCAGTCTCTAAACTCAGTAGTGAACTCATGAATCAGATTATCTGACGCATAGGCCCACTGTTTCTGAGTGAAGAAGTCTCCACCTATATCCCCTGAGTGGGACGGATTACGCCGCCACTCAGGATGGTTCTCGGACTCAGTCACCTGAGTCCCTTGTAGCCATGTCGGTATGTTGGCTTTCTGCACAGTAGTAGTATTAGGCATCCCGTTCGGTAAACCCGTTCGGGACGCATAGTACCTATCTGTGTAGAGGCCGGCCGGATACCCTAAAAAGGGTATAGGCCGTTTTCGAACAACCGACAAGGATACACCAGAGCTCCTTCTGGTCTCCAGGGGTTAATTCCCCTGAATCTGTGGTGTAAAGCTTTTCTCCCCCCGGAAAGGGGAGATAATGGGCTTAACACCAGGACAGATACTGCACTGCGCCGGGGCCCCTCACGGGGC